CAAATCCAACTCGATCAAGTTCTTGATAGCAACTGTACGGCTATCATCGCCGCGCGATCCGGTGGTGCAAACGGATATGTTTTTGAGGTAGACGGTGCGTTGGGTGCGAGCGCGGTCGTGAGCCTCTACGCACTAAAAAGCGGTGTTACTGGACCGATCTGGGTAAACGGCGCAACCATGACGGTGGCTCCGGGGTCAGTGATTCGCGTGGAAGCTTTCGGAAATCAAATCACATTCCTGTTGAATGGAGTATCGTTGGGTACTTTCACCGACACCAGCCTTGTTAGTGGAACACCGGACATCGCGTTGTTCTACGACACCGCAGTTACAGACACACAGGTATCCAACTATGTTGGAGGCAGCATCACGTCCGGGTCGTCTGGTGCCGGAAAAAATATCCCGTCGACAGGTACTGTGTCGCCCACTGGAACGGAGTCATCTGGTTCTGATCAAATCAGCACGCACAAAACTTCGAACATGGGAACAAATCAAGGAACACAGATCATCGGATAATTAGGGGAGCAGCCCTATGGTAGAGTTGCAAATCGATTTAACTGACCTTCCTCGATATCGAGAATCCCTCGATCTCACAAACTTTCCCAAAGGTTTCATGGAGTGGTACAACCACGCATCGCCAGATGAAAAAACCCGGTGGTACACTCAGCGGTTTAAATGCCTAAAAAGCCATTTGTATTTGAGTGGATACGAGGAAGCAGAAAAGCCCGGGGACCCTGATCTTCCGCCACAGTACGTGCCTATTCTTGGGATGGATTTCCAAGTAGACCCTCATGAACAACTGTTCAGCAGGTTCGTTCAAAAGAGGCCGGGACAAGATTTAGTTCTGTCCGATCTCAGTACACTTACCAAGAAATTCATGATCCTGTGGCCTCGCGGTTTATTCAAGACTTCGTCGGTGATCGTGGATATCGTTCAGAACATTCTCAATTATCCTAATATTCGTATTTGCTTTCTGACCGGCGGCGACCAACTGGCTAAACGCCAACTCGCGCGCGTCAAGCGTGTATTCGAGAAACCAACCAAAAGATTTGAATTTCTCTTTCCCGAGTTTTGTTTGAAGAGCGTGCTGAACAAAAAAGAAAAAAAATGGGAAGACGTGCGATGCAAGCTGGGCAACGCTCATGAGTTCACTGTGCCCTGCCGCACGAACGATACTTTTGCTGAACCAACATTCGCGATATCCACCGCGAAGTCAGTCAAAGCTGGTTCGCACTTTGATTTAATCTTCATCGATGACTTGGTGAACGATCAGAACTATCGCAGCGTCAAGCTGCTTGAAAAATGCTATCAGGACTATTTGGATATTTGCCCTCTGCTGGAGCCGACGGGATTCATCATCATGACCGGCACGCGGTATTCATCTGGGGACACGTACGAACGCATTCAGGAGATGGCTCAACAGGAAGAGCGCGAGATCGGGCGGTCTATTTGGAAATTTTCAATTCGAGATTGTTGGAGCCGGGGTTGTTCAAACTGTTCGCACACGGATGTGTACCACAACTACGATGTGAATATTCTGCAGCCCCCGTGCGGCGTTGCTGGGTGCCAGTGCGCGGGGTTTGTGGACAACGGATCGAAAGGCGTTTTATTCCCTCAGACAAGAACGCATGACGGGCGCCACATCGGTCACACTTTGGAGTTTCTGGAAGGCGAACGTTTGCGTTTGGGTACGGAGTTTTTTGCAAACCAGTACGAGAACTGCCCTATCGCCAGCGGCACGCAGGTATTCACCGAGACTCTGATCGGTGGTCAAACGCTGCACGATATCAACCAGATTCCACCATACAACCAGTCTTTTACTTTCGGAGTGGGCGATCTCGCGTACGTCGGCCAGCCTGATCGCGACTATTCAGTGATTTTCATGTGCCGATTGTTTCAAGGGCAGATTTTTGTCTACGACTGCATTTACGGCAACTGGGATTCTGGTGACATCGCAAAGACTAGCGTGGACATTTTGTTGAAACACCGCCCGAACGTGTTGTATTACGAAAAGTTCAACGGTTGGGAGGCATACAACAACGTCATCGCGGCGGAAGCCGCGCAACGGGGCATCACGAAAGTTCCCATCCAATGGGAAAAAGGCTCCCAAGTCGAAAAAGCGAAGATCACTCGCATCGGTTCGGTCAAAGGCCCTCTCACCCAACATCGGCTCTGGTTCTTCGCTGGCATGCCCGGCTACGACATCTTGGTAAAGCAGTTGGTCAAGTGGCCAAAATTAGGACGGCATGACGATTTTGCTGATTGTGCGGGGCAAGTTGTGGCGGCTCCTACGGGATATCAGTTAACAACCCCGCCCGCTCCTGCATCGTCTCTGAACTGGTTGCGCAAATTGAATCAATCGGGGCCCGTGGATGACTCGTATGGCGACAACGGGTGCGGATCGGGTATCGTATGCTAAATTCTGATGACATTAAGACTTTTTGTGCCTTATGTGAGAGGGCTAAATCCCTCAATCCAAATCAGCTAGCAGAGGAACTGTAGCTCTATGTCAGACCAAGACATCAAAAGCACCACTCACTTCGAAGACAAAGGGCAAATCAGCATTCAGGACCTCCCCGGTGCAGTGCCTTACGGTGAGACTGCACTCCCCATTGGTGTAACTGAGGTTGCATTCGCCGATCAGGTTCGATCCAACCTGTCGATGATGAAGGAAGCAAACCTCAACCGGGAAGAATCCGAAGCTTTTATCGCTACCCGAGGTTTAATTGGCCGCTGGAACATGGCCGAAATCATGTTGCGGGCATGGGTAGAGCCGATCAAATGGAAAGGCAGTGAGCAATTTCGATCCCATCTTGGAATTCCTCTCGTCGCGGAACAATTTTACAGCATTCACAGCGTCGTGAACCAAACTTTGTTTGGTGGATACCAGATTTTCACTGTGGACGCAACTTCCGGCACCCCGCTGGAGTGCGCCGAAGCGCAAAAGGCGCTTATCAGCGCTGAACTGAAGACATGCGGGTACAAGGGCGTCTCAGCTAAAACAGAAATGCGCGAAATTACCTTCGACGGCCTGTTTTATGGGTTCGGCGTTGCGATGTATGGCTGGGAAACCAAAAGACAGAACATCATCAAAAAAGTCTACAAGAACCATCCAAAAACCGTGAGTGTTAACGGCATCTTAGTGGATATTCCTGACGCAGAGTTGGACGATATCGAAGAAAAAACAATCGGGGTCATGGAAATCAACATGCCGAAGCTGGAGCATGTACCCATTCGCCGGTTTCGATATGCGCCTGACCTTCGACGAGGCGATCCACGCGTCGCAGAGTGGGCCGGACGTATTTTTTATGCCAACGGATACGATTTAGATGCGCTACGAAACACCGAGGGCTGGACTATTCCTACCCGCGAACAATTGGTAGCATTGACCACACCGCAAATGCGAAACGATTCTCCCACGAACCCGTTGGAGACTCTCGGATCGAATACAGGCAGCCCGGTTTTCCAACAAACGACCACGCCTCAGAAGGCGTATCCTGAAAACTACACGGATCGTACTGCCCACGATCCTCTGATGCGAAAATTCGAGTGCTTTGACTACTGGACTGGGTCTCGACATGCGGTTTTTACGGGCAAA